TGTTAGCGGTAACGCCGCGATTGAAAGTATGGCATGGGTCCTTACCTATCTCCGGGGGGTCGTCCGGGGGGTGCGCGGAGCCCCGGTCTGCCACAATTTCGGGAAAATTCGAGAATTCTTACTGGATTTTTTCCGATTTTGGGGGGCCAATCTGGGGTTGTCCAACCTGTGTTCCAACCTCTCTAGGTTGGAACACAGGTTGGAACATCCGTAACCCATTGATTTTGTTCATTTGTTCCAACCGTTCCAACCGTTCCAACCTAAATCCTATAAAGACACAAGCGGAGCTGTAGAAGCTGTCGCCACCTGCACCGGACAGCGAACGGCCTATAAGGGGCGATGCGTGTAAACGCCTATATGGGAAGTTGGTCGGAACGGTTGGAACAAGAAGGCCCTGAAGGTCGATTTTTCATAAGCATGTCAAAGACTTAGTGGAGGTTCCAACCTTTCGTTCCAACCTGTGTTCCAACCTCGATAAACGGTAAAGCTATGCGCTGTTTTACAGTCAGATTTCGGAAATTTGGGTATGGGAGAGTCGTGCGCTGCGGCACCGCCCGACCATGCGACGAATAGGGACTTCCCTGATTTCGGAAATTAGATCAGCTCTGAGCCGTCTGTTTTCGGCCTGACATAGCCGTTGACGGTGATCGACCCCCTGCGGAGTTTCACCTTGGACCAGCCGAGCCGCTTCATGGCCTTGCTGATCTCCATCGTATCGCCACGCTTCGGCAGGCCGTTCATGCCGAGTCCGGCCTGCCAGATGTCGGTCGTGGTGATCTCGTCCCGCAGGATCGTGGTGTCCGGCTCCATCGGGTCCGGGGCGTAGGGGGTGTCCAGCCACTCGGCCAGAACGTCCGCGTAGCTGTCTGCCTCGGTGAGCTGGCGGCGGGCCTCTTGGGCCTCTTGCGCGATCTCCTGCGCCCGCTCTCTCGTCAGGTAGAGGGGCAAGGTCCCCTCGGGTTGCACGGCCCGCATCCGGCGATAGAGGTCCACGGCCTCGGCCCAGACCTGCATGATCTCCCGGCGCATCGAGTCGATGTCGATCTGCTCGACCATGACCTTCAACGGCCAGAAGCGGCGGTTGCCGGTGTCGTCCAGCAGGTAGGTTTCCTTGTTCGTGCTGCCCATGAAGATGCACTGGCGCAGGAACCGCTGGGGCTGCCGCCCGTAGGACATGCGGACGTAGTTTTCGGTCGCGGAGATGTGGGCCTTCATGTCCTCGACCGACGAGCGGTTGAAGTTGGACAGTTCGGGCAGCTCCATGACGAAGCAATTCTGCATCTGCTCGACCAGCTTCTTCTCGTCGTGGAAGTCGGCCTTCAGCTCTCCGAAGAAGCCCATGGCGATGACCTGAATCATCGTGGACTTGCGGACGCCCTGTGCGCCTTCCAAGATCGGGGCATAGTCGAATTTGTGGCCCGGCTCGAAGGCGCGGGTCACACCGGCTAGGAAGAATTTGACCGCGACCTCCCGGTGGTATTCGTCGTCCGGGCAGCCAAGGTAGCGGATGAAGAAGGTTTCCAGCCGCTCGATCTGGTCCCACGTCAGGGCCGACAGGATGTCTTGGATCGGGTGGAAGGGCCAATGCTCTGCGGTCAGCGTGACGGCCCCGTAGAGGTCCCTGTCCGTGACCTTCAGGCCGTAGCCGACCTTGCCCTTGCCGTTCTGCGATTCGAGGATCGCGCGGACCTTGGAGTAGTGAATGTCTTCCAGCGGGTCGCCGCCCATGTGGTCGTGGATCACGCTGTTGCGCAGGATCGGGAGCTTGCTGTTCAGCGGGCGGCGGGTGACGATTCGGTTGGTGAATTCGTTCTGCTCGTAGACCCCGCGCAGGCGTCGGTCGTTCTGAAGGATCATGGCGACGTTGGCGATGGTCGGCTCGATGTCGCCGGTCCTCGGGTTGATTTCCAGCTTCGAGAACCAGTCAGGATCGACAGGGGCACCGCGCGCCTTCTTCGGGAGCATGATCTTCGGGGTGCCGAGGATTTCGTCGATCTCCGGGTCCATAACCTCGCCGTTGACGTGGTAGGGGACCATCTCGGTCGACTCGGTGACTTCCTCCTCGGACAGCAGGTCGTCGAACATTGCGGTCTGGTCGTAGTGGCTGGCCGCGACGGCCTTGATGTAGCGCGCGTCGTCTCGAACGAGGTCCTGCATGGCCTTCCAGCTCGGGCGCTGGCTCTGGGGTGCCTCGTCGTCTACGTCGTCGTCGAGGGCGGCAAACTTGTGGATGCGGACCAGATCGAAGGCGTTCAAGAGCTGGTCACAGGCCGGGTCGGAGCCATGGTGCGAGTAGCAGAACAGGCCGTCGTCGTAGACCTGCATCCCGTTCGACGTCGTGCCGCCCGTGAAGGTGTAGCGGTCGGCGTCCCCTGACTCCTCGTAGGGCAGGTCGAACGCCTCTATGGCCTCGGGGATCGTGTAGGCCCGGCAGAAGTCTCCGACCATGCCCTGTTTCTCGGTCGGGTCTTCGGCCTTGTCCGAGGTCTCGCGCAGTTTCTCGCCCGCGCAGATCGGCAGGCCCGATATGTCGTGCCAGTCGCCCCATGCGTCGTTTTCGGCTTCCCAATCATAGGGTTGGCCCTTGTTCTCGATGAAGACGTATTCCGAGTCCGAGCTGATCGTCGGACGGAACATCATCTGCGCCGGGCGGAACGAGACCTTATCGACCAACACCATTTCGGGGTCAATTTTCTGGGCCAGAATGCGGCTCGCCGCCGAGTAGTCTTCCTTGGAGACGGGCGTCTTCAGAAGGACGACCATCCGCAGGCGGGGCTTTTCGGGAGTATGGCGGCGGGACGAATGGACGAAATACTCGATCTCGGGCAGGATAATGCCGAGACGGAGCATTTCGAGGAATTCGGGGGTGGCATAGTCGAGGTCAATCGTGACGATATTCGAGGGCATCCCCGAGCGACGATTGCGGCGTTTTCCTTGGACTTGACCCCGGTAGAACCAACCGTTCCGGGCTTTCAGCTCGATCTGTTCTTTGTCAGAGAGCTTCAGATATTGGGAGAGCTTTTCGGGGGTTTGGATCGGGGTCTTGAAGTCGCGTTTGAAATTCAGCCAAGTATCTGTTCGGTTCTTGGCGCGGCCAAAACTAAGGCCGGTCCCGAGGGAATAGTGAATCTGAAATCCGTCGTTAGATGCCATCCCTGAACCGCGCAGAATTTAGTCGGGACGCTGCCCGTTCGTTACGTTTGCCCCGCGATTCGCCAGAAGCTCGGGGGAGCTGCGTTCACCCACGGTAGACGAAGCGATGAAGCTCGTCTAGCGTCACACGCCCGTCAGCGATGACGACGATCTGGGTGGCCCTCTCGGGCGGGAGAAAATCCTTTTTGATCCAATGCCATATGGTCGCCTTGGAGACTTCCAAGACCTCGGCCAAGTGCATGATCGTCTTCCTCCCGTAGTCGTTCGGCGGCGCTGCGGCCAGCAGAAGCTCGTGGAGTGTCTTCGTCTCCGGCATGGGATTCTCCGGTTCTTCGGTCGTCGAGCAGCATTACACAGTCAAACGCGAGTTGACAATAGCATCGCATGGCGGGATAAGGGTGTTCTCGTGGATTCGTTCCCCGACTTCGCCAACGAAAGGATAACCATGTCGCTCGAAGACGCACTGAACCGGAACAGCGACCTTCTCGAAAAGCACAACGCGCTGCTCGAAAAGGTGCTGGCCGGTGGCAAGACCGCAGCTCCGGCTGCCAACAAACCCGCCGCCTCGAAGCCCGCTGCCGACAAGGCCGCGAGCAAACCGGCAGCCTCGAAGCCCGCTGCCGACAAGGCCGCTGCGGGCAAGAAGACCCCCTCGACCGCCGTCATCTCGCAACGCTTCGCTGACTACATGAAGGCGGGCGACGAGGACGACCGGAATGCCGCCAAGGCCAACGTGCGCTCGCTGGTCGAGCATTACGGTGCGCCGAAGCTCACCGAGATCGACCCGCAGCACTTCCCGCGCCTGCTCGAATACCTCGACGCTTGGGAAGCCGGTGAGTCGGTCGAATTCGACGAGCTGGAAGGCGGCGACGAGGATGGCGACGAAGAAGGCGGCGAATCGCTGCTCTGATCTCGCCCGGCTGGGGGCGGTCCCGACCCACGCCCCCAGCCACCTACTGGACAGGACTCAGTTTTCCTGTTTTGTTCTAATCCCGCCCCCCGTGCGGTGAGGACCCCCTGTGGACGACGAAATTGCTGCACACTCCTCCCTTGGCCCTTCGGCTGCGCACCGATACCGTCGGTGCCCCGGCTCTGTCGCGCTGACGGAGCGGATACCGGACACGGCTGGGATCGAAGCTGCCTACGGGACGTGCTTCCACGAGGCGGCGGCGCTCTGCCTTGAATTCGGCCTAGACCCGCTCGATCTCGTCGGGATGCAGGTCGATGTTCCGCCCCACGGGAAGATCGAATTCACCCTCACCATGGCCCGGCACATGCAGCCCGGACTCGACTATGTGCGCGCCCTCGTCGGGCCGGACGACCTGATCGTCGTCGAGCGCCGGGTCGATCTTCAGCCGTGGCTCGGCCCCAATCAATTCGGCACGACCGACTGTGCCATCATCTCGAAAAAACTCTGGCGGATCATAGTCTTCGACTGGAAATATGGCGCGGGAGTCCCGGTCAGCCCCATCGAGAACGATCAGGCGATCCTTTACTTCGCCGGGGTCTGGAACGACTACGCCTGCGACGTCTTCGAGCCTGTGGCGTGGGAGCAGGGGATTGACCCCAGCGATGCCGATTTCTACGACTCGATTGAGGTTCAGATCGTCATCGAGCAGCCCCGAGCGCCGGGCGGCGGCGGCATTTGGACGACGAACGCCGGGCACCTTCTGCGCGAGCTGCGCAAGATCGCCAAGGATGCCGAGAAGACCAAGGACCCGAATGCTCCCCGAATTCCCGGCACATATCAGTGCCAATTCTGCTCCGGGAAGCCGTTCTGCAAGGAATACGCAGATCACATGCTGTCCGCGTTCGATACGAAGCTGGATGAATTGGAGGAGCAATTCGATGTAGCCGCTCCTCTGGTCTTGCCGAAAGCGGTCTCGCCCGAAGCTAGGTCGCAATTGCTCCTGCACAGGAGCATGATTGAATCGTGGCTGAAAGACCTCCACGCAGAGGCATACGATGACGCCGAGAATGGACGCCCGGTTCCGGGCATGAAACTCGTCGATGGTCGTCGCTCGCCCCGTGGCTGGAAAGACGAAGCAAAAGTTTCTGTTGTCCTCTCCAAGTTTCTAGGCGAGGATGCCTACAGCAGAAAGCTCCTCTCACCCTCACAGGTAGAGGAGACTGTCGGCAAAGCCGAGTATCGTAACAGGTATGAAGGCTTTGTCGTATTGGGTGATTCGAAGCCCCAACTGGTTGCCGATGTTGACAACCGGGAAGCTCGTGCTAATCGCATGGAGCGTTTCGATACGGCAATGGATGACGAAACTGGCAACCTGATTTAACGGAGAGAAACATGACGGACAAGAAAGAGGTCGTGGGCGAAGTCCTGCTTCGCAATGTTCGGCTCTCGTTCGCCTCGCTGCACGAGCCGAGCGAAATGGAGTCGGACGACGGCACCACGCGGCGCTTCTTCAAGGCCAACTTCCTGATCCCGAAGGAAGGCGACGAATTCAAGAACGTCGCCAAGATCAAGAAGGCGGCGGATGAAGCGAAGGCCAAGAAGTGGGGGTCGAACCCGAAGGACTGGCCGAAGCTGAAGCCGGAGAAAATCTGCCTGCGCGACGGCGATCTGGAAAATTGGGATGGCTACGCCGGGATGCTCTACGTCTCGGCCAACTCGTCCGTGGATCGCCGCCCGCAGGTCATCACGAACCGCAAGGACAAGGATGGCAACTGGATCAAGGCCGAGCCGGGCCACGAGCGCAACCCCTACTCGGGCTGCTACGTCAACGCCCTGATCCGCCTCTGGTGCCAAGACAACAAGAACGGCAAGCGGGTGAACGCTTCGCTGGAAGTTGTCCAATTCCTGCGTGACGGCGATGCCTTCGGCGCGGCCCCGGTCAACCCGAACGAACGCTTCACCGACGACATGGTGGGCGACGACGCCGATCTGGGCGATTCGGGCGACGATGGCGACGACGAAAGCCTGATCTGATGCGGGACCGGGTGTCGCTGGACTTCGAGACGTTTTCGCCCGCCGATCTGAAGAAGGTCGGTGCGTCTCGATACTCGCGGCACCCGGAAACCGAGGTCCTGATGGGGGCCTACAACGTCAACGGCGGCGAGCCGATCCAGTGGGACGCCGCGCAGGGCATGGACATGCCTCGGGAGCTGTCCGAGGCGCTGGACGACCCTGAAGTCGAGAAGTGGGCATGGAACGCGCATTTCGAGATGAACATCCTTCGGAACACGCTGAAAAGGCCGGTCGTGATCGAGCAATGGCGCGACACGATGGTGATGGCCTATGCCTGCTCGCTGCCGGGGGCCTTGGAAAAGGCCGGGCCGATCCTCGACCTGCCGGAAGACATGGTGAAGAATGAGCATGGCTCGCGCCTGATCCAGAAATTCTCCAAGCCCAAGGTCTCTCGCCGGAAGGCCGACTACGGCCAGCTCGTGCGGACCTACTGGTATCAGGACCTCACGGATTGGGAGCTATACTGCCTCTATAACCGGCAGGACGTCCGAGCGGAAACCGCGATCTGGAAGCGCCTGATTCAATTCAACCCGATGCCCGACCACGAGTGGGAGATGTGGCATCTCGATCAGAAGATCAATTTCGCGGGAATCCCGATCAACCTTGATATGGCCCGAAATGCCATCAAGGTTTATGAGGGCGTTCTGAGTCAGTCCATGGGGCTGATGCGGGACACGACCGGGCTGAATAACCCGAATTCTACCGAGCAGCTTTTGCCGTGGATGCAAAGCCGGGGCTATATGTTCGATGACTGCCAGAAGGCACACATCCGCACAGCTCGCGCCTATTTCGACACTAAGCCGGATCACTGGTCGCATGAGCAATGGCTGGATTACGCTGCCGACGAAGACCTGAAGCTCACGCTTGACCTTCGCTTGGAGACGGCCCGGACTTCGATCAAGAAGTATTACGCCCTGATCGAGCGCACAGATGACGACGGCAATCTCCGGGGCGCTTTCCAGTTTGCCGGGGCCGCTCGGACTTGGCGTTGGGCCGGGCGCGGATGGCAGGGGCAAAACCTGCCGCGACCGGAAAAGGTATTCGAGAAGGATATAGAGGCTCACGCGGACAACGTGGCGAAGCTGGATTGGGAGGCGATTGACCTCGCCTACCAGAACCCGTTTGACCTGCTCGCATCCTGCATCCGATCCGTGGCGCAAGCCCCGGACGGTTATATGTTCGTGGACCGGGACTTGAACGCCATCGAGAACCGGGTTCTGGCATGGCTGGCCCAATGCCCGAAGATGCTTCGGGTCTTTATGATGAAGCAGGACCCCTACATCGCTTTTGCGGTCTACCTGTTCAAAGAGAAATACGAGGACCTGTGGCGGGAGTATAAGGAAGAAGGCAAGTCCGAGAAACGGACTATCTCCAAGCCGGGCGTTCTGGGCTGCGGCTATATGCTTTCGGCAGGCAAGAAGAAGATCAACAAGAAAACCGGAGAAATTGAGGCTGACGGTCTGCTCGGATACGCTTGGGATATGGGCGTCAAGCATTTCACGGAAGAACAATCGGCTCTTTCTGTGGACACATTCCGGCGCGAATTCTCGGAAGTGAAAGATTACTGGTATGGGATCGAGCGAGCGGCCAAGAAGGCGATTCGCACGTCCCGCCCGCAGAGGTTCGGCACAGGCTACGGCGTCGTCACCTTCGACATGAAGGGTCCGATGATGCGGATGAAGCTGCCCTCGGGTCGCTGCTTGCACTATGTCCGGCCCCGGCTTGAACAGGTCAAAGCCCCGTGGGGCGAGATGAAGGAAACCATCACCTACGAGGGCCTGAACGACCGGAAGCAATGGGTCCGGCAGTCCACCCATCCGGGCAAGCTCACGGAGAACGCGGACCAAGCGATCAGCCGCGATCTGCTCGCCCACAGCCTGAAGCTGGCGGATCGGCGCGGTCTGGACCTGCGAATCCACGTCCACGACCAAGGCGTGGCGCTGGCGCTGTCGGAGAAGGCGTCGAACGCGCTGGACATCCTCGGTGAGTGCATGAATGAACCGCCGAAGTGGGCACCCGACATGCCCCTCGGTTCCGCTGGCCTCGTGACCAAAGTATGGAAGAAGGACTGACCTATGACCTTTCAGGACGTGATCTACAAGCACAGCAAGGGGCACTTCTACCGGATCGTCCACTTCGGGATCGCGGAGGAGACCATGGAGCCGGAAGTTGCCTATCGGCGCTGCGACAGCGCGGGCAAATTCACCGATGGCAACATCTGGCACCGGAAATGCACGGTGTTCTTCGACGGGCGGTTCAAGCCCTACTTCTCCGATCTGGACGACGAGGAGGAGGAAGTCACGAACCTGTTCGCGGAGCTGGATGCGAACCCCCGGAAATTCATCGACGTGCCCGAGCAGCCCGTGTCTTTCGTGCGCCGCAAGCCCGAGCCGCTGGTCCTCGACAAGCAAGCCTTCCTGAAGGGCGCTGACGAGGAAATCCCGGTCAAGGAAGAACCCTTGGAGCCGCGCCATGTGGTCCCGCGCCGCGTCCTGTCGAAGACCGCGCAGCAGATCGACAGCGGTTGGCCGGAAGGCGGCTTCGGGGACGGGACCTTGTGAGCTGGACGCCGCGCGAGAGCTATATCGAGCTGAACGCGGTCGATGAAGCCGAAGCTGCGGGCTGGTGGTGCCGTAAGGTCGTCTGGCAGGGTCGCAGGTCGGCACCGGATCGTGTGTTCGCCAAGGGTGGGCGCACGGTCTGGATCGAATTCAAGCGCCCCGGTGAGCGACCGACAGTCCCCCAGCAGCGCGAGCATGATCGTATGCGCGCGGCAGGGATGGAGGTATACTGGTGCGATGACCTGAACACCGCCCGGAAAATCCTTGGACTGCCGATTCCGTGACAAAGCTGATCCTGCCCAAACACCTGACCGACACGGAGGCTGTGGAGCTGATCTACGGCCCGCCGCACCAAGTCCTGCGCGAGCGGGACATGCGGAAGTATCAGCTCTGGATGTCCGACAAGATGTGCGAGCTGCGCGGCTCCCTGATCGGGGCCGAGATGGGTCTGGGCAAGACCGGATCGTCGATCCATGCCATGGTCCGAATGCTGCGGGACGGCACGATCCTGCGGCCCCTCGTCGTGGCCCCGCTCTATGTGGCAGAGTGGACGTGGCCGGACGAATTCAGGACGTGGGAATTCTCCCGAGACGTCAGCTTCCGGGTCGTCACCGGCACCGCAGAGGAACGTCTGGCCGCGCTGAAATACCCGGCAGAGGTCACGATCATCAACCGGGAGAACCTGCGGTGGCTTCACGAGCTTTATGACGCCCGCCCGTGGCCGTTCGACTCGATCTGGTATGACGAAGTGTCCCGGCTGAAGCAGGGCTTGATCCGTGTCCGGCAGTCGAAGGAACAGCGGAAGAAAGGGGTCAAGGCCGGGTTTACCGAGCTGGGGGTGATTCAGGCTCGTCGGGCGCAGACCAAGAGGTTCGTCGGACTATCCGGGACGCCCGCCCCCAATGGCCTGATCGACTTGTGGGGGCCTATTTTCGCCTGTGATGCCGGGCAGCGTCTCGGGACGTCTATCACGGCGTATAAGCAGCGTTGGTTCAAGGAAGACAAATACGACTACTCGATTACGCCTTTCGCCCATTCTGAAGAACAGATCATGGGCCGGATCGAAGACATCTTCTTCAGTTTGCGGGCCGAAGACTACATAACTTTGCCGAAGCTGATTACGGTTAACCACGCCATTAAGCTGCCCGACAAAGCCCGGAAAATTTATCGGCAAATGGAAGCTGAGATGGGCGTCGAGATGGTTAACCGGGCTGGTGATCCCGTGTTTATCGAAGCGGTCAATAACGGCGTGTTGGTCAACAAGCTATTGCAGCTTGCGAACGGCTCTATATACGACGAGAACGGAGAGGATATTCCGGTTCACTCTGCCAAGCTGGATGTTCTTGAATCCATCATGGAAGAAGCCGCTGGTAAACCTGTCCTCGTCGGGTATTCTTTCCAATTCGATAAAGCTGCCATCAAGAAGAAGTTTCCTTACGTCCGAATTCTGGGGGAAAGCAAGGACGATATTCGGGACTGGAATGACGGCAAAATTAGGATGCTTTTGACCCATCCGGCAAGTGCGGGTCACGGTCTGAACATTCAGCGAGGGTCGAATATCGCCGTCTGGTATGGCTTGACTTGGAGCCTAGAATTGTATCTTCAATTCTTGAAGCGCCTGCATCGTCCCGGTCAGCAGGCAGACCGAGTCTTCTTGCACCACATCATTGCCGAGGATACGGCAGATGAAAACGTGCTGGCAGTTTGCGGAAGGAAGGGGGCGACTCAGGACCAAATAACGGACTGCGTGAGAGTGAGGCTGGCAGCATGACGGAACAGAACAGGGACCTCGTTGCCCACGTCGCGCAGAACCGGGCGGTCGCCCGTCCGAACGTCGAGCAGGTCCTTGGCGGCGTGACCGCGAGCTGGCTGGCGCAGGCGTTCGGAATGGACGTCAAGGACGTGAAGCGAAAGCTGTCGGGCTGCCCCGCGCTGGTCGAAGGCACGGATACCGGGCGAGGCTACCAAGGGCGGCTCTACGAGCTGAAGGTCGCTGCGGCCTACCTCGTGAAGCCCAAGATCAGCGCCACAAACTTCCTGACGGCGGTCAAGAAGGCCGAGCTGCCCGCGACCCTTCAGCAGTCCTTCTGGGATGCCATGCTGAAGCGCCAGAAATACGAGGAGAACGCCGGGGACCTGTGGCGCACCGCCAAAATCCGGGAAGTCCTCGGCCAGACCTTCCAGCAGATGAAATTCACGATCCAGCTCTGGGCCGATACCGTCGAGAAGACGACCGGGCTGACCAACGAGCAGCGGCGAATCCTGATCGGCATGGCCGACAGCTTGCAAGGCGATCTCTACGCGGCACTCGTCCGGCAGATGGACAACGGCACGTCCGGGCCGCAGCTCGCGGAGCTGCCGTCGGTCCTCGGTGAGTCTGCCGAGGAGGCCGAGACCTATGAAGACGAGCTGGACGAAGAAGCGGAGGCGCTGATCTGATGGGCATGATTACCCTCGAAAGGCTGATCGTCGAATCGGCAGAGAGCGCCCGCCCGCCAGAGCGCCTGACGGTCTCGGAGGCTGCGGCCAAGTATCGCTACCTGAACAACCCCGGTGCCTACGTCGGCCCGTGGCTGAACGAGACCACGCCCTACATGATCGAGCCGATGGACGAGCTGGCGAGCCTTGAATACACGGGCTGGGTCTTCGCGGGACCGGCGCAATGCGGCAAGACCGACATCGGCCTGAATTGGCTGACCTATACCGTCAAGTGCGATCCTGCCGACATGATGATCGTCGAGAAGTCGCAGACTGCGGCGCGGGACTTCTCCATGCGCCGGGTGGATCGTCTCCACCGGCATTCGACTGTGGTCGGAGACGCGCTTCTGCCGACCAAGGAAGCCGACAACGTGTTCGACAAGCACTACCAGTCCGGGATGCTCGTCACCCTGAGCTGGCCCACGATCAACGAGCTTTCGGGCAAGCCCGTGCCGCGCCTGCTTCTGACGGACTACGAGCGGATGGCGCAGGACGTGGACGGCGAAGGCTCTCCCTTCGACCTTGCCCGGAAACGCGCGACGACCTTCGGTCGCTTCGGAATGTGCGCCGCCGAGTCTTCGCCCGGTCGCCCGGTCAAGAACCCGAAATACATGCCCGCGACCAAGCACGAGGCGATCCCGACCGACGGCGGAATCTTGGAGCTTTACAACCGGGGCGACCGCCGTCGCTACTACTGGAAATGCGTCGTCTGCACGTTCCCCTTCGAGCCGGATTTCAACCTGCTTGTCTACCCGGATACCGAAGACGCCATGGAAGCCGCAGAGACCGCCGTCATGCGGTGCCCGCATTGCGGCGCGGAATACCCGCACGACGCGGGCGGTTCGCTGCCGGGCAAGCACGAGATGAACCGCAACGCCCGGTGGGTCAAGGACGGCATGGTGTGGCTGCCGAACGGCGATATTGTCGGGACTCCCATCCGGTCGGACATCGCCTCGTTCTGGTTGAAGGGGGTCTGCGCGGCCTTCTCGACGTGGAAGACACTGGTCTTCAACTACATCACCGCCGAGCGGACCTACCAGCAGAACGGCACCGAGGAGGCCCTGAAGACGACGGTCAACGTCGATCAGGGCTTGCCCTACATCCCCAAGCTGCTCGCCTCGGATCGTTCGCCCGAGGAGCTGAAGGGCCGGGCGCGCGGCGTCTCAGTCGGGGAAGTGCCGCCCGGCGTCCGGTTCCTGATCGCGGCGGTGGACGTCCAGAAGAACCGTTTCGTCGTGCAGGTCGTCGGCGTTCACCAGAACGGGGACCGGAGCGTCGTGGATCGCTTCGAGATCAGGAAGTCCAAGCGGCTCGACGATGACGGGGAACACCTGTGGGTCAACCCCGGTGCCTATCAGGAGGACTGGAAGCTCCTCTGCGGCGAGGTCATGGACAAGACCTACCCCCTCTCGGATGGCTCGGGTCGCCACATGGCGATCCGGTTCACGGTCTGCGACTCGGGCGGTAAAGCGGGCGTGACCGCAAACTCCTACGACTTCGTTCGTTGGCTGCGTAACCCGAAAGACGAGGAGCTGGACTCCAGCGAGGAGCAGGGCGATTACGTCTGGCGGCAGGAATTCGCGGGGCGCTTCATGCTCCTGAAGGGTGCGTCCGTGATGACGGCCCCCCGGATCAAGGTGGATTTCCCGGACAGCCAACGGAAGGACCGCTTCGCCGGGGCGCGAGGCGAAATCCCGGTCTGCTTTATGAACACCCATCTCCTGAAGGATACGTTGAACAACATGCTCGACCGGAAAGAGGCCGGTGGGCGGATCAACTTCCCGAAGGGATTGCCGGACAATTTCTACACGGAGCTGACGGTCGAGGTCAAAGACCCGGTGAAGGGCTGGATCAACCCGAAGCGGTTCCGCAACGAGTCGTGGGACCTGCTTGCATATTCTCTCGCGGCCTGTTTGCTTCCTGAGATCAACTTCGAGCGCATCTCTTTTGATTCGCCGCCCGGCTGGGCCGAGGAGTGGGACGACAACGATCTTGTCTTCGACCCGGAGACGGACGAAAAACCGTTCGACGCCGAGAAGAAGCCGAGGTATGGTTTCGACAAACTTGCAAGGGACTTGGCCTGATGGCTGTGACGTTGACCGCAGAGGAGATCGCGCAGTATACGACGTGGCTCTCGGACGCCGAGACGGCCTACCACAAGCTGATGACCGGGCAGTCGGCCAAGGTCTATGTCGATCAGAACGGTGAGCGCGTCGAATACTCGATGCAGAAGGCGAGCGATCTGAAAGCCTACATCGCCTACCTGCGCTCGCTGCTCGGCAAGCCGCAGCTCAATGTCATTGGCCCGTTGGCCCCGAGGATGTTCTGATGACCAAGATCGCCAAGATTTCCGCAGGCGAGCTGGCCGAGATCGAGGCGCTGGCCGGGATTGATTCCACGCGCAAACCCATGGCCCTCGGTGGAGCCTACGAAGCCGCAGATCGCTTCGACAAGCAGCTTGCGGGCTGGGCACCGCCGCTCCGGTCTGCCGATGGCGACCTGATCCCGGACAAGCAGCTCTTGGACGCGCGGTCGCGCGATATGTTCCGCAACGACGCCTATGTGCAGTCGGGCGCGGCCACGCACAAGGACAGCATCGTCGGCTCGATGTATGTCCTGTCCTCGAAGCCGATGTCGAACGTCCTCGGCAAGTCCGAGGGGTGGGACGAAGCCTTCCAAGAGGAGGTCGAGTCCCTGTTCACGCTCTGGGCGGAAAGCCCGTCGAAGTGGCCGGATGCCGCCGCGCAGAACGACTTCACCCAGATCGTCCGACTGGCGACCGGGGTCTATACCTATACCGGGGAAGTGCTGGCGACCGCTGAATGGCTGCGGGACTCCGGGCGCGATTTCTCGACCGCAATCCAGATGGTGGACACGGATCGTCTCTGCCAGCCTTTCGAGCAGATGAACAACCCGCTCGTTCGCGGCGGGATCAAGCACGACCGTCGTGGACGGCACCTGTCCTACTTCATCCGGGTCGCGCACCCGACTGACTACCGCCAGATCGCCATGCTGCCGACCGGGCAGTATTTCCGGGAGGTCGAAGCGGAAAAGCCGTGGGGCCGGAAGCAAGTGCTGTTCCTCCGGGAGCAGATGCGGGTCGATCAGACGCGAGCGGTTTCCGATCTCGTCGCGGGCCTGAAAGAGCTTGCGATCACCAAGAAATTCCGGGACGTCACGCTTCAGAACGCCGTGGTCAATGCCATGTATGCGGCGACCATCGAATCCGAGATGCCGCCCGAGGCGGTTTACGCACAGCTCGGCGGCGGCAACAACATCGGGGATTCGGCTGTCGCCTATGCGGAAACGCTTCTGGGCGCGATCTCCGAGTATGCCAATGCCGCGCAGCACATGAAGATCGACGGGGTTCGCATCCCGCACCTGTTCCCCGGCACGAAGCTGCAACTCCGGCCCATGGGGACTCCGGGTGGCGTCGGGCAGCAATTCGAGCAGTCGCTTCTGCGCTACCTCGCGGCCTCGCTGAACATCTCCTACGAGGAGCTGTCCCGCGACTTCACCAAGACCAACTATTCCAGCGCCCGTGCGGCCATGGCCGGGACGTGGCGCTTCATGCAGTCGCGGAAGAAGATGGTGGCCGACGGGACCGCCAACTTCGTCTTCCGCCTGTGGCTGGAAGAAGCGGTCAACAACGACAAGCTCTCGACCTTCCGGGCACGGGAGGCGGCACAGCTCTACACCAACGGGCGGCTGAACATGATGTTCGACGCCTTGTCGGCTGCCGACTGGATCGGCGCGGCGCGCGGCCAGATCGACGAACTGAAGGAAACGCAGGCTGCCGTCCTGCGGATCAAGTGGGGGCTTTCGACGCATGAGGACGAGCTGTCCCGGCTCGGGAAAGACTGGCGGAAAGTCTTCGCCCAGATGGAGCGGGAGCAGAAAGAACGGGATCGCCGTGGCATCGTTCTCGTGGAAGACAATTCGGTCAATGCGGCGTCGGGTGCGCCCCGCGACCAAAGCTCCGACACCGAAGAAAAATCGGCGGATGACAGTGAAACCGAAGACAAGAAGCAGGCGGCAGAATGAGCAAGCATCCCCTACTGGAAGCCATTGCGAACAAGCCCCTCCTGATCGCTCGCGGGCAGGAGGACTTCTTCCGCGCGTCCCTGCAATTCCTGACGGAGCATGAGAAGGCCGACGACCTGTTGGCGGTTCACGCCTTCGGCGGCGACGATGACTTCTGGGACGAGGACATGGATTGGGCGCGGCCCTATACGGTCGTGGACGGAATCCTTCAGGTCCCCGTCATGGGCGTCCTGCTCAATCGCTTCCCCTACCAGTTTGGTCGCTGGGCGACCGGCTACGACTACATCGAGCGCGCGGTGATGCGCGGCATGGAAGACCCGATGGTCCGGGGGATCGCCCTCGTGATCGACAGCCCCGGAGGCGAGGTTGCGGGTTGCTTCGAGCTGGTGGACAAGCTCTACGATTGGCGCGCGGAGAAGCCCCTGTGGGCGTTCGCCGCAGACCATGCCTACTCTGCGGCCTTCGCTATCGCGTCGGCAGCGGGGCGTGTCGCCGTCACCCGCTCAGGAGGCACGGGGTCCGTGGGCGTGGTGACGGCGCATGTCGATTTCTCGGGCTACCTCGACAATGCCGGGATCAAGGTGACGTTCATCTTCGCCGGGCAGCACAAGGTCGATGGCAACCCCTACGAGGCATTGCCGAAAGACGTTCGGGATCGCATCCAAGCCCGGATCGACAAGATTTACGGCGTCTTCACCGAGACTGTTGCACGGAACCGCGACATGGAGCAGGATGCGGTTCGTGAAACCGAGGCTCTGACCTACGATGCGGAGGATTCGATTGCGGTCGGATTCGCAGATGTGGTAGGGGCCTTGGAAGACGAAATGCTCGCATTCCACGACTATCTCGAAAACCCGGAGGGTGAATACATGGCACTGAAACCGACCCAGACGCCCGCAGCCGATGCGGCTGAAGGCATCGACCAAGCCACTCACGATGCCGCCGTCTCGTCGGCCCGTGCTGAAGGCGTCACCGAAGGCCAAGCGACCGGCGCGAAAGCCGAGCGTGACCGGATCAATGCGATCCTTGGCTCCGAAGAAGGCAAGGCCCGCCCGAAGGCAGCCCTGTCGGCGGCGCTGAAGACCGACATGACCGCCGAGCAGGCGACCGCGTTCCTCTCCGATCTGCCGGAGGAGAAGGCCGAAGCCCCGAAGACCGAGACCCAGACCCAGACTCCCGCGCCGAAGGGCCAGACCCCCTTCGACAAGGCCATGGGCAAGAGCAACCCCGACGTCGGCTCGGACGATGACGAGGGCGAGGGTGGCGACCAGCCGGAAGCGGCTGCCGCGACGATCCTCGGTGACTACCGCCGCGCTCGCGGCATCGCCCCGAAGAAAACGGCCTGATCGGGCCGTCCGACTGCCGGTTCGCCCGGCCAACTGAAACTCGGCCTATAGGAGACTCCCATGGCTGTTGACACCACCATCCCGAACGGCGAACCGGGTGTTGCTTCGTTCGCCTCCGAGACCTTCGGCAACGCCAACGAGCCGCGCTTCGGGGATGCACCCGTCACCACGACGAACATCACCATCACGGCCTCGGGCGCTGACATCGACCTCGCCATCTACTCGGTCCTGAACCTCGCCGGGACCGCGCTGGCCGACTACAACGCGACCCGCGATGCGGGCTGCGCCAACTACATCCTCGCGGAGCCGATCTCCATCGCGGACGGCGACTCGATGACCGTGCCGGTCTACCGGACGGGCCATTGGGACATGGACGCGCTGGTGTGGGATGCTTCCTACGACACCGAGGCCAAGAAGAAGGCCGCGTTCGAGGGGTCCGTCTCGCCCACGATCTTCATCGGCAAGAAGGACTTCAACAGCGGGGCGATCTACCCGTAAGGGTGGCTGCACCGAAACCATCAGCACAAGGAAACCGAGATGTCCATCGCAGTCACCCGCTACGACACCGCGACTCTCCTCGCCGTCATGCGCGAGGTCGAGCCGGTGCAGAATTACTGGCTCCAATTCTTCCCGAACCAGATCAACTTCGACACCGAATACGTCGATTTCAGCCAGATCAGCGACTCGCGCCAGATCGCGCCGCTGGTCGTTCCGACGGCGCAAGGCAAGCCGATCTACGCATCCGCCGAAAAGGCGATGCGCGTGAAGCCCGCCTACGTCAAGCCGAAGGACCCCGTGTCGGCCTCGCGTGTCATCAAGCGCGTGGCAGGCTTCGGTGAGCTGGCGACCGGCGCGACCCCGATGTCCCCCGCGCAGCGTTACAACGCCATCGTGGCCGACATCCTCGCGTTCCACCGCAAGGCCATCGAGCGCCGCTGGGAATGGATGGCCTCGCAGGCTGTCCAGAACGGCTCGGTGACGCTGGAGTCGGACGACTACCCGCTGACCGTCGTGGACTTCGAGCGCGAAGCCCTGCACACGGTCACGCTGGGCGTCGGCAACCGCTGGGGCGATGCCGGTGTTTCCATCCTCGGCAACATCGAGACGTGGAAGCAGCGCACCCGGACGGCCCGCTTCGGCGGCGTCTCGAACCGCCTGACCGTCGGTGCCGAGGCGTGGGAGAAGATGGCTGCGGACACGGAAATCCGCGAGCTGCTCGGTCTGGACCTGCGTCCGTCGAACAACGGCCTGACCCTGAACCTCGGGGTGAAGGAAGGGCTGGAAGTCGAATACGTCGGCAAGATCAACGGCACGACCGAGGTCTACGTCTACAGCGACTACTACGAGGACACCGACGGCAGCGTCGTGCCCTTCATGTCGCCCAAGGACGTCGTGCTGACCGGGCCGTCGATCCAAGGCGTCCGCTGCTTCGGCGCGATCCAAGACGTCGAGGCCAACTTCGTTCCGCTGGAAATCTACCCCAAGGTCTGGAACGAGAAGGACCCGTCGGTCACGTTCGTGATGTCGCAGTCGGCACCGCTGATGGTCCCGACCAACACGAACGCCACCCTGCGCGCCCGCGTGGTGGCCTGATCCTGAAGTCAGGGGGCGGGACCGTCCCGCCCCCATTTCCACCTGAGAGGACTCCATGAAAACGCTCCGTGCCGTTCACGAAATCCACATGACGATCACGCCCGGCAAGCCCGGCGACAAGGCCAAGGGCATCGCGCCCGTCCGGCCCGAGGTCAAGGCGATCCCGCCGAAGACTCGCTTCAAGGCGCAGAACGAGGCGCAGGAAGCCGAGCTGCTTGCCAGCGGCGCTGCCGTCTTGGCCGACGATCCCAAGGACGACGCCGTGGTCGAGGTCGGCTCGACCGAGAAGAAGGCCACCAAGCCCAAGGCTGCGGCCAAGCCGAAAGCCACCGAGGCCGATGCCGGTGCCGGTGGCGGCGAGGGCGGCGACGGCTCGGAGCTGGTGTGAGCATCGCTGACGTCCAGAATGCGGCTCGCCGGTCGTTGCATGAAGCCATGCGGCGGCAGGCGAGCTACTACAAGGCCGACGGGTCTCTCGCCGGTCTTTGCCATATCCGCGTCGTGGAGAACCCGGTCAAGACCGGCGATCTCGCGGGAACGAACCTGTCCTATGCTGAAGTGCAGGAGGTTCGGATCAGGCTGATCCTCGACCGCCAAGAGCTGGACGAGATCGGCGTGGCGCTATCCCGGAATGACTTCCTCGTCATGGGGGCCGACCGGGGTTATGTGATCGACAACACGCTTCCCCCAGACGGCATCACGGTATCGGCTGAAGCCTCCCGGATGACCGCCGCAGAGCTTTCGGGGAAGACCCTTCCTGAAGACATCCCCTGATGGCCGAGTTTGCGCTAGTCGTCGAAGGTCTGGAGTCTTTCGCGGACATCGAGAAGATGGCCGGGGAGATCAGGCTGAAGGCTGCGCAGGCCATCAACAAGATCACGCGCGACGGGCGGTCAATGATCGCCATGCAGATCGAGCGCGAAGTCAACTTCCCTCCGGGCTACCTGAACCCGGCCAAGAAGAAGCTCTACGTCGCCAAGCAGGCCAACCGGGGCGACCTCGAAGGAATCATCCGGGCGTCGAGCAACCCGTCTTCACTGGCCCGGTTCGCCCAAGGCAACCTGCGGCCCTCCCAGCGCGGCGGCGTGACGGTTCGGGTCGGGAACAAGACCCAGACCCTTCGCCGGGCCTTCCTGATGAAGCTCCGGTCAGGCAGCGCCGACATCGACACGAAATTCAACCTTGGTCTGGCGATCCGGCTCCGGCCCGGAGAACGGCTCGCTAACAAGCGGTTCGTTCGCCAGATCAGCTCGGGTCTTTATCTGCTTTACGGACCCTCGGTCGATCAGGTATTTGCAAGCAGGGACGGGACGGGTGTGGCCGAGCAGCAATCGGATCGTCTCGCCCGCGATCTCGAAAACGAATTCCTCCGGCTGATGGACCTGTGACATGCCCTTCGCGTATCCCCTCCGGCTCCAAATCCAATACAACATCTGTGATGCCCTGCGGGAGATCACGCCCGGAAATGGCTACGCCACGGATATGTCCGGCACGGGTGACGACAACAAGGTCTTCCGGGGGCGGCTGATCTTCGGAGACTCCGATCCGGTCCCCATGTTGTCCCTGCTCGACGTCCCGATCCCCGTCGATCAGCTTCCGGCCCCCAAGGATTCGACCGCCAGCTCCGGCCAGTGGGAGCTGATGATTCAGGGGTTCGCGGTGGACGACCGCACGAACCCGACAGACCCGGCGCACGTCCTGATGGCCGACGTCAAGCGCAGGCTTTCCCGAGAACGAGCCAAGGCCAACTACCGGGGTGCAGACACGAACGGCATCTTCGGGCTGGGCCGCTATGTGACGGGTATCTACATCGGATCGGGCGTCGTTCGACCGCCCGACGAGATTTCAGCCAAGGCGTATTTCTGGCTGAACATGGTGCTGGACTTGGCTGAAGATTTGGACGATCCTTACGACGCCGAGGGCTGACCCCTTTACCGCAACCGAAGACGAGGAAATCAACATGGCGAACAACTACACGCTTGGGCGCGGCGAGGTCCACTTCTCGCGCTTCTTGGCCGGGACGCAGACCCCCGAGGGCTACCGCTATCTCGGCAACACGCCGGAATTCAACATGACCATCGAGTCGGACGAGCTGGAACACTTCAGCTCCGACGAGGGCATCCGCGAGCTGGATGACTCGGTGCCGCTGGAAGTGACCCGTTCCGGCTCGCTTATCACCGACAACATCGACCCCGAGAACGTGGCGCTGTTCTTCTTCGGTGATGCCTCGACCCTGACCCAAGCCGCCGTCGCCTCGGCCGCCGAGACCCTGACCAGCATCCTCGCTGGGCACAGCTACCCGCTGGGCGTGTCGCCGTCGAACCCGGCAGGCTACATGGGCGTCAGCCCGACGGGCTTCACGGTCGAGACCAACCCCGGCGCGGTCGCGCTGGTGGCCGGGACCGACTACGAGATGGACTACGACTCGGGCATCATCACGTTCCTCGAAGGATCGGCGGTGGCCGTGGATGGCGAGGACATCGACGTGACCTACGCGGTGGCCGCTTCGACGCGCAGCCGCGTGATCTCCGGTTCGCAGCCGGTCGAGGGCGCGCTGATCTTCCGGTCGAAGAACCCGAAGGGTGCCGACACGGTTATCAAGATGCCCTACGTCAAGCTGTCGCCCAACGGCGACTACGCGCTGAAGGGCGACGACTGGCAGCAAATCCCGCTGTCGATCTCGATCCTGAAGCCGGACGTGGGCGAGGCGATCTACCGCGACGGCAAGCCCGCCTACAGCTAACCGGCCCCCTCCTCCCTGTCGGTTACTGGTGGCGGCGGCTCTCGGGTCGCCGCCATTTTCTCTAAAGCCCCCGTGCATGAGGACCCCATGAAACTGAGCCAAATCCCGATCTTGCGGGAGACCATCACAGTCCGGGAAGACGTCACCTTCGACGTTCGAGGGATCAACCTGTCCGACCTGATGACGCTGGTGCAAGCCTACGCGCCCGTGGCCGCGATCCTGTGGCGCAAGCTGCAAGAGGACGACAAGGACCTGATGTCGGAAGACGTCCGGGCCATGTTCCAGCAGGTCGCCTACCAGTTCCCCGATCTGGTCGCCGCCGTGATCGCCATGGCGAGCGATGACTATACACCCGAAGGTCGCCGGGTCGCCCGGCAGCTCACGGCAGACGTCCAAGCCCTCGCAATCGAGACGATATTCCGTCTCAGCTTCCAGTCGGACTCCACGCTGGAAAAAATGGCATCGCTCGCGGCCAAGGCCATTCAGGGGGTCACGCGGGCGATGGAGATCGCGCAGCTTCCCTTGGAGAATGGCTCTGGGGGTTCCGTCGCAGCGTAAGTCTGCTTCTGGCCCACGGACACTCTGAAGCGTGGGCATATCCGCTCGGGATGGTGATCGACGAGACCAACCTGATCCAAGAGCGGGAGAACGCCCGGATCACGACCGAGGCGATCCTGTTGCAGCTCGCAGCGGGTTCAATTGTCTCGACGAAGGCCGGGAAGGGGTTTACAAAGACTCTGAAGGGGCTGGCGGTCGAAGCTGTTGCCCGCGACAGGGCGAGGGACACAGATGGCGCGTAGGGAAGTCGATCTCCGGGTCCGGGCCAAGGCCGATGAAGCCGAACGGGCGTTGGAGTCCGTCACCCAAGCCCTGAACGAATTCAAGGCAGCCCAGAAAGGCATCGTCTCCCAACAGGGCGACACGAAGTCCAGCTTCACCGATCTGGGCGTGGCGATCAGCAAGCTCGACACGGCGATGCGGTCGTTCGACGACCGTTTCTCGGGCAAGGTCGAGAAAGCCTCGGAGAAGGCCGCGCTCCTGACCGCCTCGGTCGAAAAGACGTCGGCGTCCCTGAAGGAATCCCAGAAGGCATTCGCTGCCGCCGAAAAGGCCGCAACTCGGGCAGCCGACAGTCTGGCGAAGACGACGGCCAAATACGACGCCGTCCGGAAAGCCCAACAGGCCGATACCGAGGCCCTGAAGAAAGCCACGGCTGCGCGCGACGAAGCTGCGGGTCGTCAGGCTCGGTATGCGAGCGAGATCGAGAAGTCTTCCGAGCGTATTGCCAAGTCCGCTGACGGGATCAATCGCTACCGCCAACGGATCGTCGAGCTGAAGAACCAGCTCAAGGAAAAGCCGCAGAACATCAACCTCGGCAATTCGCTGGAAACTGCCGAGCGCCAACTGGCGAAATTCAACGAGCAGAACCGGCAGGCCCGCACCGATCTTCGCGCAGCCCAAGCTGGGTATGACCGGGCCACGGTCTCGGTCGGTAAATACGGCGCGGCAGTCACGAAGGCTGAAGTCGCGGTGCGCAACAGCGACCGCTCGGTAAAGCGCGTGGCGACCAGCCTCGACGCATGGAAGACCAAGGCCAAGGACACGTCGCGCGAGCAGAACGCGCTGGCCGGTGAGGTCGAGAAGACGACGGCCCGGCTCGCCCGCGAGACCGTCGAGCTGGATCGCACGAAGGCGTCTCTGGCCGACGTCAGCTCCGAGCTGGCGCAGGCGCAGGGGCAATTCGCGCAATTCTCCAAGCAGGGGTTCCAAGGTCTCCGGCTGGACATCGGGAATCAGGTCAGGACGGTGCGGGAGGCCCGCGAGGTCTTCGCCCAGCTCACCGATACCGCGAACCGCATGGCTGCCGAGATCGGTCGCGCGGGCGTCCCCACGTTGCAGATGGCCTATGACTTCGAGCGGGTGAAGGAACAGGCCCGCGAGGCCAAGCAAGAGCTGATCGAGCAGACCAACACCCTTGGCCTGCTCCGGCAAGCCTACAACCAGTCCGGCCAGAGCGCGGACAAGCTGGTCGCCACGCAGGCGAAATTCGCGGCGGTCCACCAGCAGTCCGAAGCGGCGCTGCGCGGGATCGCCACGGAATCGGCTCGGGCCAAGACAGAGCTGAACGGGGTCTACGCGGGCTTCGCCAAGGTGGCCGGGGCGCGCATCCCGAACCAGACCCAGCCGCTCCGGGAAGAAGTGACCCTGCTCGAACGCCTGCGCCGCCTGTGGGCTGCACTGGCGGGCGAGAAGCGCACGGCCCTGTCGCTGACCCAGCGCCTCCGTGGGGAGGTCCTGTCGCTCGTCGCGGCCTATGGCGGCGTCTTCGCCGTGGTGGACGTGCTGAAGCGCACGGTGGGCGCTTATCAGCAGCTCGAAGGGGCGCAGTCCCGGCTGAACGTCGCGGTCGGGGGCGATACCCAGAAATCGGCTGCGGAATTGGACTTTGTTCGCCGCACCGCAGAACGTCTCGGAATTGAATTCGGTTATCTCGCCACCGAATACTCCAAGTTTGCGATTGCCACTCAGGGCACCAATTTGGAGGGCGAAAAGACCCGAAAGATTTTCACTTCGGTTGCTGAAGCGGCTCGTGTAAACCGCGCTTCCAATGAGGAATTGAAGGGCGTATTTACGGCCCTGACTCAGATCGTGTCGAAAGGCGCGGTCCAAATGGAAGAATTGCGGCAGCAATTGGGCGACCGTCTTCCGGGCGCTCTCCAAATCATGGCTGACGGTCTCGGAGTTACGACCGCAGAATTGATTAAGATGATGGAGCAGGGGGAAGTTACCTCCGACGCCCTCATTCCTTTTGCCGAAGAATTGGATAAGCGTTTCGGTCCCGGATTGGCCGAAGCCCTTGAAAGCGTCACCACGGCCATCGGGCGGATGCGAAACGCCGCCTTCCAAGCCCTCCTGACTTTCGGTCGTGGTGGGTTCCTCGACTCGTTCGAGGAGTTGGCGAACACCATCACGGCGACCTTGGAGTCGGCTGACTTCCAGACCTTCCTCGGGAACCTGTCCGTCGTCTTCGCGGCCCTGACGAAAGTGGTCACGGCGGCGATTGCCAACTTCCGGCTCCTGTTCGTCGCGGTCACGGCACTCGTCTCGGTTCGCATCCTGCCATGGGTCCTCGCCCTTGCAGGCGGCTTCCAGAAGGCCATTGCGAGCGGCGTGGCGGCGTTCACCCTGTCCATCGAAGCGGCGGGCAAGGCGTCTGCCGTGGCCGGTGGGCGCATGGCCGGGGCGACCGCTGGTGTTCTCGCCTTCTCGACGGCCCTGAAGTCCTTGCTGGCGACGACCGGGATCGGGCTTGTCTTCGTTGCGGCCACCAGTGCGCTTGCCTATTGGGCCTCGGAAGCTGATGCGGCAACTGAGGCGCTGGAAACGCACGAGAAGATTCTGGATCAGGTCAAGAATGCCTACGACGCCGTGGGCGGCTCGGTCGAAGACTGGCGCGCGAAGCTGGACGACCTGACGGTCACGGAGGCGCGTCGGAACCTGCTCGACCTGTCCGATTCGCTTCAGGACGCCAAGGACGACTTCGAGGGGGTCGCCAGCCTGTTCCGGGAGAACATCTTCGGGCAGATCGGACTTGGCGAGCAGCCGGTCGTTCGCAAATTCTTGGAGGACGCAAAGGCACTTTATGACTCGTTCGCGGACGGCACGATCTCGTCGTCGAAATTCGTGGACGAGCTGGACAAGCTGATCGACGCCAACCGGGAGGCCAGCCCGCGCGTCGTGCAGCTCGGGGAAGAAATCCTCGGGGCCGCGAAAGAAATGGATCGCATGGCGCAGGCCGTGCAGACCGCCGAGGACATCATCACCGCGCTCACGGGCAGCGGTGAGGAAGCGGCTGCCGCGATCCGACGCCTGAACGGCGAGTCGGAAAAGAGTGCCGTGTCCACGGATGCTCTCGGCACGGCGATGGACGGGCTGAAGGAAGCGGTCGCGGCCCTTGTCGAATCCGCGCCGAAGGCCAAGACGGAAACCGAACAGATCGCGGAATTCGCCTACCAGCTCGAACGGCACTATCAGGAAGCCCTGAAGGCCGCTCGCGCGCTGCCCGATGCCATCATGCGCGCCGCCGCCGAGCAGGCGATCCTGAACGAACGGGCGGCGGGTCTGGCGGCTCTTTGGGAGACGAACCAAGGCATCATCGACAGCGGCTTCGGCGGCGGTCTGGTGGACCGGATCATCGGCGTCGAGAGCGGCGGGAACGCCAGCGCCCGGAACCCGAATTCTTCTGCGACCGGCCTCGGTCAATTCATCGAGTCTACTTGGCTGCGGATGTTCAAGCAGTATTTCCCGGATCGCGCAGCCGGGATGACCGACGCGATGATCCTCGCGCTCCGGGAAGACGCCGAGCTTTCCCGGAAGATGGTCGAGCTGTATCTTCGGGAGAACGCCGAGCATCTGCAACGAGCTGGCGTTGCGATCACCGATGCTAACCTATATCTGGCGCACTTCCTCGGGCCGGGCGGTGCGTCCGCTCTTATCAACTCGGCTCCGGGGACTCTGGCGAACAGCGTTCTTGGTGCGGATCAGGTCAGCGCAAACGCCTCGATCCTCGACGGGAAGACCCGCGAGGAAGTCATCGCTTGGGCGCAGCAGAAAGTCGGCATCTCGAACGAGGAGCTGTCGGTAAACGAACGGCTGCTCGAAATCGACCAAGAGCGCGCCGACGCCATCATCAAGGGAGCTGACGCGGCGATCAAGCGCGCCGAGGAGGCAGCCCAACAGACCGATGAACGGATCGCGGACAACGACTTCGAGATCAGCCAGCAGGAGCGGATCGCAGCCGGGCTGGAACGGCAGGCGGCTATCGAGGAGGCTATCCGGGAGGCCAAGAAGGAAAACGCCGCGATCACCGACGAGGAGCTTGCCAAGATCGCGGAGCAAGCTGGTCGTCTCCACGACCTCGAACAGTCGAACAAGAACATCCTGACGACGAAAGAGAAGGCGAAAGAGGCCGAGGAGGCGGTGAACAACCTCCTGCAAATCCGGCAGGCGCTCATGGAGCAAGTCCAGATTGCCACCGAGGCCGGAGATACGGCGCTGACGACCGAGCTGAAGGCGAAGATCGCGGAGGTCAACGCTTCGCTGGAGTCTGCCATCGCCAACGCCATCGCCATGTGGGAGGCTGTCGGCGGGCCGGAAGCGGACGCGGCCATCGCCAAGCTGCAAACGGCGGCGCTGGAAGCCGAGCATTTCAACCTCGGGGCACAGGACTCCTACTTCTCGTGGAAGAAGGTCGGGGACCTGTTGCTCGGCGGGCTGGGTGATGCGGTCTCGACCTTCGCGCAGACCCTCGCGGAAACCGGCAACGTCTTCGAGTCGATCCGTCAGGCGTTCCTGAAATTCGCCTCGGACTTCCTGATCCAGATCGGGCGGATGATCGTCCAGCAGGCGATCTTCAATGCCTTGAAAGGAACCGGGCTGGGCAACTTCCTCGGGATCGGCGTTGCGCACCGTGGCGACGTCGTGGGCCGGTCCTCGGGCAAGAACGCTCGCCGGAAAGTCTCGCCGTCAGTCTTCTTCGGCGCGCAGCGGTTCCATGGCGGCGGTCTTCCCGGCTTGCGCCCGGATGAAGTCCCGATCATCGCCAAGAAAGGCGAGGAGGTCTTGTCCGAAACCGATCCTCGGAACATCCTGAATGGCGGCGGCACTGGCGAATCGCGTCAGCCCGTGGTCAACCTGCGCAACATCAACACCTTCGACCCGGCTGCGGCCCTGCAAGCGGCGCTGGATACCCCCGAGGGGGAGAAGGCCATCATCAACTTCATGGGTTCCCGGTCGGGTAAAGTCCGGGGCGCGCTGAACAGCTAGGAGAGACCCCGATGGTCACTGTCACCGGAACCGCGACAGACGCCCAAGACCTCTATGACCAACTGATCGCGTTCCTGACGACCGACGCGACCTTGGTCGGAGCTGGGGAAGAATGGACCATCCCGTGGTCCGGGCTGTCGCCCTACGACAACGACTATGTGGTGATGGGACCGGGCCTCTCCGGGACGGACGAAATCTACGTCGGGATGCGGCTCTACAGCGACCCCGTGGCGGATGAACACTGGATCGAATTCCGGGGCATGACCGGGGTCATCGGCACCGGCCTGACCTACGACGACCACATCAACGTGCAGCCGCGCCCGTCGCGGATGTTTGTGGACAACGACACGATGGACTTCTGGTTCATCGCCAACGGCAGGCGTTTCATGGTCGTCCTGAAGATCAGCACGGTCTTCGAGTCCTGCTACTGCGGCTTCTTCCTGCCGTTCGGGACGCCGGGGGAATACCCCTACCCGATGTTCTGCGGCGGGACGTCTGGGGACTATCCCAGATCGACCTTGCAGCCCGAAAGCTGGCGCGATGACGTCTCGGGGCACTCGGCATTCCCGTGGCCGAATTCGGACGATCACCCGAGTGCTTCTTCCAACCTCGATTCCGGCTGCTACAGCCTCAGCCCCGACGGGACTTGGCTCAACTACAGCAACTACAACGATGTTCAGGAAGGCTCTATCGGGATGTCAAAGCGGGGCAGCTATCTCAGCTCGACGAGCGATGACGTTTACCTGTCGCCGGTCGCGCTGATCTACGGCCTCGACGACCTCTACGGAGGCGGCAAGGTCCTGATGCCGATCCACCTGTTCGAGTGTTCACCCGGTCGGCAGACCTTCGGGGTGCTGCAAGGGGCCTATCGGTGCCAAGGTCGCGGCATGAGCGCCGAGGACGTCATCACAGTCGGGGCGGTGGACCATCTCGTGGTCCAGAACGTCTACCGAACCAGCTACGACGACTATTTCGCGGTGGAGATTTGACATGACCTATTCGATCCAGTCCGTCTCGGCCCTGAGCGACATCCCCGCCGCCGTCGTGGCCTTCGCCGTGGCGCGCGGTTGGGGTTCTGGCGGCGCAGCGAACATTGTCCACCCGATCACCGGGCAGAGCTACACCATGTCGATTTCTGGCGACCGATTCACGATCTCGGCCTCGGGTGGGAAGGACGCGACCTTCCGGCTGCCCTACACGCTCGGGACATACCCCAGCGGGCCGGTTGTCTCCCTGCCCTCGCAGCTCCATATGTTCGGGAACAATTCGCCCTACACGTCCCCGGACTCCGAACCCTACCTCGCTTTCGTCGTCGAATGCGGCTACAATCTCTATCGGCATTTCTACGTCGGAAGCCTTGTCCGGGCCGGGGACTATACCGACGGTGATTTGCTTGCCTGCAACAACTTCTATGAGGGTGAGTCCAGCTTCCTCACGTCCGTGTCATATCTCTACGAAGGGCACAGGTTCCTTTTTGGTGGGTATTCCAGCAATGCCCAGAACGGCGGCGGCGCGAAAATCACGCACGTCGATAACCCGATCACTTGGCGGGAATTCGATTGCCCGATGGATGGTGGGTCTTCCGCCAACTACACCGAGAATCAGCTCGATGGTTCTGAGATTTTCGGTGGGAACCGAGACGGGACGAATGACGGTTTCGTCTACCGGGGCCATGCCGACTACGGTGCGGCGCAGATTCTCATTCCGGTAAACCTCTATGTCTCGAAGGGCGATCTCGGTCTGAATTACCGGATCATCCCGGTCGGCCATGCCTCCGGCGTCCGGCTGGTGGACATGAAGAACCTGTCGCCCGGCCAGCAGGTCAGCATCGGCTCGGATGACTGGCGGGTGTTCCCGGAATTCTCCAAATCGGCTACGACTACCATCACGCGGTCCTCCGGCGCATGGTGGCCCGCCGAATCGTCCTACAACCTCGGTCTGGCCTACAGGGAGTAACCCGTGCCCGCATCGTTCATCCAGCTCGGCGGGTCGCTGTTCTACAACACCGCCGACGCCACAGAGGGGCTTACCCGGACGGACCCGGCTGGCCTGCTCGTGGCGCTGGATGCACTGGCATGGGACCTCGACGGCGACTATACTCCACAGCCGTCGATCACGCTTCAGAGTGACCCCTACAGCGGGTTCATTCAGATGTCGTTCGTGCCCGACTTCTACAACCGGATTCACTTCACGCCGCAGCAGATCGACTTCGGGGTCATCTCTGCCGACGTGCAGCGCCAGATCGTGGTCTGGAACGCCTATCTGGTGCCGGTTGATCTGGACAACATCATCCCGCCAACGCCGGACAATGTGGCGGTCCTCTCCGGGCCGTCCCTGTCGCACACCTTCGGGCCGCTGGCGACCGCGACCTACACCTTCGTCGCCTATCTGAACGGCCCGACCTCGTTCTACTCGACCACGGCCTTCGGGTTTTCCAACGGCGACTACCACACGCTGGTCACGAGCGGCGACCGGGCCGTTGTCACCGAGCTTGGCCCCAACTGGTCGGTCGGGGTCACGGAGAAGCTGGAATTCCTGACGGAGATCGTCTCGGTCAGCCGGTCAGGGAAAGAGCAGCGTCGGTCGCTCCGGGCAGAGCCGCGCCGGTCAGTGAGCTACAACGTCAACATCTGGGACGACAACCGGCTCGACATCGACGGTGTGCTGGCGAAATGGCGGCGCAGGACGCAGCTCGTGGCCCTGTCCCCCTACCGATGCCGCTTGACAGCGGACACGGCCTCTGGCGCGCTCGTTCTGGGCGTGGACGGGGTTGTCCCGAGCTGGGTCCAGCCGGGCGTCTCCCTGAAGTTTGCCGGGCGCAACGTCCCCGCTGGAATTACGGCCTTGGTCGAATCCTCGACGTCCAGCACGATCACGATCACGTCGGCCACGACGGTCGATCTCCCGGCAGGGGCGCGGATCATCCGGGCCGTTACCGGGCGGCTGAAGGATGGCACAAAGGTCTCCCGACATACGGATCGCGCGCAGACGGTGCAATTCGCCTTCGAGCAGACTCCGGGTATTGACCCGGAATATACTCCGGCTTCGGCACCCGTTGTATTCCGGGGCTTTGAAGTCTTGCTCAATAAGCCCAATTGGAAGTCCGCTGTAGACGTGGAATATATCCACCCGTTGGAAGTCGTGGACTTTGATCGCGGCGTGAAGTCGTTCTACGAACCAATCGACTTCTCGTCTTTTGTCCAGAAAGTGACTTTCTCCGGTCGCCGGGCTGACGAAATTCTTCAGCTCACGGATTTCTTCATGCGGCAATACGGCCAATTGAAAGAATTCTACTACCCGACTTGGGGGCCGGACATCATCCCGAAATTCCAGCTCGATCAATTCGGGGTTAACATTCGGGTCGCAGGCTTCGACTTGGCGCTGGCCTACCGGGGGCAAACGACGCACGAAGCGGTCCTCGTCCAGCTCCGGGACGGCACCATGATCCCGGCAGCGGTGGAGGACATCTATACCGTCTCGGACGTTTCCGGGGATGACTCCGTTATTCAGGTTGTGGATGCGTGGGCAGCAGACTACCCTGTGGCCTCGATCCAGAAGATCAGTTGGCTCATGCGGTGCCGACTCGCCTCGGATGTCATGGAGATCAAATGGCTCACTGACGAAGCCGCGACGACCCAACTGGCCTTCCAGACCTTGGAGCATTTGCCGTGAGCTTCAATACCTACGATCAGAGCAGGGCAGGAGGCCGTCCGGTCGAAATCTACCTGTTCACCTATGGCTCCGGGCCGTCGGACTACTACGCCTACACCGACCACGCGCGCGTCGTCAGCACAGGCGGGATCGACTACGACCCGGTTCCCATTGACCGGGGAAGGCTTCAGGCGAACGGTGGCCGGGAACGCCGCGATTTGACGATCCAGATGGCGAACGAGAACCCGGTCCCGAACCTGTTCATCATCTACCCGCCCGACAGCCCGGTTATGGTCTCGATCAAGGCCGGGCATCTGGACGATCCTGCCGCCGAGTTTGTCCCGGTCTGGTCGGGCCGGGTCGTCAACGTGAAGTGGGGCGAGGACGGGGTGGCCGATCTGGTGTGCCGTCCGCTGGCCGCAGCGAGCCGTCAGGGCGGTCTACGGCGTCACTGGCAGATCGGGTGCCCCCATGTGCTGTTCGGTAGCCAGTGCCTCGCTGTAGAAGCCGCAGCGACGGTTTCCGTGGGGGTAACGAACGTCTCGTCGAACAAGGTGACGCTGGCGGCGGGCTGGAACGCCCAGCCGGTGGCGAAATACATCGGCGGCAAGGTCTCGTGGGCCTTCGGGAGCAACACGATTCGGCGCTCGATCCTGCGCATCGAATCCGACGCCCGAACCGTCGTCCTGAGCGGCCCGGCGACGAACCTCGCTGTGGGGGACGTGGCCGACGTCGCGCTGGGCTGCAACCGGCAGATGGATGACTGCCTGACCCTGCATAACAACATCCATAATTTCGGGGGCGATCCTTGGATTCCGCTGGTGAACCCCGTCAACACTAACCCATATGTGTGACCCATGGGCTGGTTCCTTTACCTCCTCCTCGGCATCGGGCTTCAGGTCATCGGCTATCTGCTCATGCCGAAGCCGAAGACGCCCAAGCCGGACGCTGCGCGCGATCTGGAAAACCCGACCGCCGAGGCCGGTCGCCCGGTCGCGGTCGTTTTCGGCACCATGACCGTCACCGGGCCGAACATCCTCTGGTATGGCGAGAAGACCCTGAAAGAGCGGGACGTGGACGTATGACGGAGCCTCTGATCGTCACACCCACGGATTGCCAGCGGTGCGGCTTCTGTGCCCCGAACATGAAGACGTGGGCTGACGCAAACGGGTTCGACATTCGCCACTTCCTGCGGCATGGTATCGACGCGGAGTTGCTGCGGGCAACCGGAGACGCCCTCGCACTGAAGGCCGTCGCGGAAGCCGAGAGGAGGGTGGCGAATGAGCGGCGGCGGTAAGAAGGGCGGCGGCAAGCGCCGCGTCGTCGATTACTTCATGTCCATGCACTACGGCATCTGCTCTGGGCCGGTGGACGAGCTGTTGGCGATCAAGATCAAGGACCTCGTGGCGTGGACCGGAAACGTGACCTCGAACGCCACGATCACGGTCTCGGACCTTGACCTGTTCGGCGGCGACGAGAAGGAAGGCGGGGTCGATGGGATCGTGGACGTCCTCATGGGTGGGCCTTCCCAGACCCTCGGAGATACCCTCGCGGCCAAATTCGGCCTGACGGATGCCACCATGCCCGGTTTCCGGGGCGTCATGTCGCTGTTCTTCTACGGCAGCGGCAAGGGCTTCATGTGGTGCCAGAACAACCCCTACCTTCCGGGGGTCGCGGCCACGGTTCGCCGCCGACCGAGGGGGCTGTCCAGCTCGACCGCGATGATCGTCCGGGACGGCGTTACGGACGCCAATCCGGCGCATATCATCTATGAATGCTACACCAATACCGACTGGAGTCTCGGCTGGCCCTCGACAGAATTCAACGGAGCTGTCTGGGAAGCAGTTGCCCAGACGCTTTACGATGAAGGGTTCGGGATGTCGCTTCAGTGGGTCAACACCATTGAAGTCGAGAAATTCATCGCGGAGATTCAGGATCACATTCAAGCTGTGATTTACGAGGACCCGACTACCGGGCTTCTCAATATCAAGCTGATCCGGGATGATTATGTTCTCGATAACTGCTTCGAGATCAACCCGGATAACGCTACTCTTTCCAAGGCCGAACGCCGGTCGCTTGACGATACCGTCAACGAGATAATCGTCACTTGGACGAACCCGGAAAGCGAGAAGGAAGAAACTGTATCGGCCCAAGACTTGGGGAATATCGCAGCCCAAGGCAGGATCGTCTCCGAGACCCGAAACTACTACGGAGTGCGGACCCAATCTCTGGCAATCGAGCTGGCCCGCCGTGACCTGCGCGCGTCGTCCTACCCGCTGTTCTCCTGCGAGGCTGTCGTGGATCGGACGGCTCGGCTGATCGTTCCGGGTGACGTGG